ACGCGCATTACGTGAAACTGCGAAGAAGGCTGGTGCCGATGAGTGGTGCGCCTTCATTGACACGAAATCCAAAACGTATTCCGTTCACACGCCTGGCGATAATCGTTGCGGCGATGTGGTTAAGTGGGCTGGCTTTGACGGGCAGCAACGCGCGGCAGCTAAGGCCAAGTTCATCGCTGCAGCCAACCCCGCCACCGTGCTGGCGCTGCTGGATGAGCTGGAAGCCGCAGAGAAGCGGATTTCTGAACTTGAGAGCGACAATGCATACATCAGAAACCGCCACAAAGAACTGGACCTGTTAATCGGGAAAAACATTTTGGTAATGCAGGCAGCAATCATCGAATGGCAGGGAACTGGCGACGCCAGAAAGGGGCTGGCATGGATTTATAACACGCTATTTGGCCCAGGCGAACTGCCGGACGAATCGGAGAAAGACGCCCAGGCCTATTTTGACCGTAAATATGCTCCTCTCGACGAAGAGCTCATGAATCTTCATCGGTGGTTCTGGGGGCAAAGCGAAGCTGAGCGCGCCGCCGCAGCCGGTAAAGGAGAGTGAGCATGGCTAACATGAAGCAGTTTTGGAAAGAGTGGGGTTTTATGTGCCGAGTGGTTGGCAAGCGCCACACCCGAACCTACGTTGGCACCCCAAAATTTCACCATGGCGCCCTGAGTCGCTCCCAACAAATCAAATGGCTGGACTAACCCATGAGCACTATTACCAAAGAATTCACCAAAGAGCAGCTGATCGAGCAGGCCAAAACCAGAATGGAAGCTTACCAGTATTTACTGACTCGTTTGTCGCCGGAGTCGGCGACGGTAAAAGAAGTTGCAATGTATCTCGCTATTGATGAAATCGCACTGGCAGCGCTAACCGCAGAGCCTGCAAAGTGCGGGCATGTCAATCTGGATTGCGACGACGGTAAAGCAGAGGAGCTGGCGCATATCGCGCTGGCATCGCTCAAAGCCGACGCAGAACGCTCAGAGCTTCACAGCACACGCAAAGAGAACGAGTTGCTGAAAGATGAATTAGAACTTCGACTTGCAGACAATAAGCTGTATCGCGTTGCGTTTGAGAATGCAGATGCAGAGCTTAAAGCAGCACAGGCCCACATCACTGAACTTGAAGCAGCGCCGCCAGCGCCGGTATCTGTGCCTGATGAATATGTAGCCGCCGTGCCAACACCTACAAATCTTGGGTATGAAGCGGGCTGGAACGCCTGCCGCGCCGCCATGCTTCAGGATGCCGATGGCAACTCTCCGGTAATTCCGGATGGTTGGGTGATGGTGCCGAAGGAGCCGACAGCGGAAATGCAAACCTCTGGCGGAATAGCTGTGAAACTCGATACCTCAGCAATTAACAATCTGTGGACTGCGAACAAAGTCTATGAAGCCATGCTCGCAGCAGCACCGCAGCACCGCAGCACCGCAGCAGGAGGTGGATGATGCCTAACCCATCCGAAGCATAACAAACAGGCCTCTTCGGAGGCCTTTCTCTTCAGTTGATTTTGTTGAATCAACCGTCCATACTTTCTTTGCTGATGGACTGAACACCCATTGGTGACTTCTGCGCATTTAAGGGGACTTAAATGCGACAACAATCTGAACTCCTCACCCTGTCACCGATGCAGAAATGCACCGGCGATTTTCTGCATTCTGCGGTTTCCGTTAAGGAGGCCGTATGATTCTCCCCAAAGACGGCATCAAGCTACACCGTGGAAACCTTGGCGCTATCACTCAGCATCTGAAACCCATCCTTGAAAGCGGGAAGTGCTTCCGCCTGCAACTCAAAGACTGGCACGAGAAGAGAAGCCTTTCTCAAAATAGTTTGAGCCATGTCTGGTACAAGGAAATCAGCGATTACCTGATCAAGTCTGGACGCACTGACGCAACGCCTGCGTGGGTAAAACGCAACCTCAAAAAGACCTATCTCGGTTATGAAGAGGTGGAGTACACCGATTTCGTCACCGGAATGAAGACGATCGAATTAGAACTACGGCACACGTCCGATCTGGACACCGGCGACATGCACCATTACATGTGCCAAGTGGAGGGCTGGTGCGCTCAGTTTGGCCTGGTGCTCACCACCCCTCAAAGCAGCGAATTTCAGGTGCTGCGCGATAAGCAGGAGGCATGATGCATAGCCCTCTCGCCAAAGTCATCGAACGCAGCATCTTCCGCATGCCAGCGCGCCGCCGTAAGGCTGCTCTGGCACCTTCCGAAATACCAACCCTGAAGGGCTACACCGCCCGTCTCGTCGATCAGAAATGGCTGCGTCTCGCGGCGAGGAGGAACCATGCGTAAACCATCCCGCCGTAAGTGCAAGATCTGCTGCCAGTGGTTCCACCCGGCGTTTGCTAACGTTCGCTGGTGCTGCCCTGAACATGGCGCTATCTACGCACTGGAGTTACGCACCAAAGAGAAGGTTAAAGCCACGGCTAAGCGCCTTAAGGAGCAAAAGGAAGCTGAGAAGGCAGCTCGCCAACGGCGCGCTGAACGTCGCAATGAGCTGAAGCCAATCCGCCATTGGGTGCAGATGACTCAGCGCGCATTCAACGACTGGCGTCGCGAAATGCTGCTGGCTGCCGGGCGCGGTTGCATCTCCTGCGGAACCAAGACCGCTTTTTCCTGGCATGCTGGACATTACCGTACCACGGCCGCCGCGCCACAATTGCGCTTCAATCAGGATAATTTGTGGCTCCAGTGCTCCGCGTGCAACGTTCACAAATCCGGGAACATCGAGGCGTATCGCGTCGCCCTTGTCGAGCTGATCGGCGAAGAGCGCGTGCTTGCTCTCGAGTCCAACAACGAAACCCACCGATACACCCGTGAAGAACTGGATGGCATACGTGCTAAAGCCAGGGCGAACCTTCGCGCACTGAAACAGCAGGAAGCCGCATGAACAGTCAGCAACTGGAATACGTACGTCAGCAGCTCATTGTGGCGACCGCAGATCTGAGCGGGGCGACGAAAGGGCAACTGGTAGCTTTCGCCGAGAACGCGCAATTCACCGCGACGGCGCGCAGCCGGGGCCGGAAGAAAATCACCGACCCGGTCACCGGCCGGAAAGTTAACCCTGATGGCCAGGCGATGAGCGGCAGCCAGTCCCGCGCCAAGGGATCGTCAATCGCGCTGGTTGGGCCGGTGGAGTTCGTTACAGCATCATGGCGTCGCGCTGTCCTGTCGCTGGAGGACCACCAGAAAGCTTGGCTGCTGTGGAACTACAGCGAGAACGTTAGCTTTGAGCACCAGGTGATGATCACTAAGTGGGCTTGGGTAGAGTTCAGGGAGCAACTTGGGGCGAAGAAGGTGGCCGGAAAGACGATGGGGCGTCTGAAGAAACTGATATGGCTGGCAGCGCAGGACTTCAAAGCGGAGTTGGCGGGTAAGGATGCCTACGAATATCAGGCACTGGCACAACTGGTGGGCGTGGCAAAATCGACCTGGACAGAAACATACCTTCCTCACTGGTTGGCAATGCGTGGCGTCTTTACCCGGCTAGATACCGGAGCATTGATTGCAGTTACGCGATCACGTTCACACCAAAAGGTAGCTAATTGCGAGCAAGTTATTGCATAACCGAACTGAAAAGGCTATATTTCGTGTAAATCTGATATCGTCGCCATAGCTTTTGTTGTCGACATAAAAAGAATTCAAGCCCGAGGTTAACGCCTTGGGTTTTTTTATGCCTGAATTATTCGGCTCATGCTGTGAGCCAATTACATTTATGGAGGAAGTATGTGGGTAATGTTGCTTTTCTCATTCCTTATATTTCTGGTGATGCTTGCCAGCACGCTGGAATTCCTCGTCCGCGTCTGCTTCCTCAGTAGGCATGACTGGGTTCTTGAAAAAGATGAAAGCAGGAGGAGGTTTATGATTGCGAGGCTGCAGCTGAAATGCGCGCGCTGCGGAAAGGTCGAGTCCTGGTGATTGATTCCCTAATTTAATTCCGATTCACATGCTCGCCTATACGAATTCTGGGAACCTTTTGACTTAAATTCACAGCAAGATATTTATTTAAATAAATATAACGTTTCATTTGATATCTTTTTGTTTGTGTTTCTGGTGTAAGTCTTATTGTATCTTCTGGGCTTTGATCAAATTCATAGAATGAAGGGTTTTAAATGCTTTTGAAATCTAATGTAACATATTTGGCTGGTATTGTTTTGGTAGCCATGGGGTTGTCTGGTTGCTCCTCGAATGGGGAACAATATGCTGCTAATACATTCCAGTCAGGTCAGGTTAATACTCGTCAGGAGACAAAAACTGTCAATATCCTGATGGTGTCCACTGCTAACGTCACAATCGATAACGCCAAAGAAAAGAAAGCAGCACAAACATTCGGCGCTATTATTGGAGCTGTTGGCGGTGCCGTTCTTGGTCATAACGTTGGCTCTGGCAGCAATACCAATAGCGCTGTCGGCGCTGTCGGTGGTGGAGCTGCTGGCGCATTAGCTGGTTCTGCTGTTGGGGCAACCAAAACAGTGAAGGGTGTGTTAATAACCTATGTAGATGGCGGTAAAACGTTCAGTTCGGCAGAGGTTGGCCAGCCATGTGAATTTACCAAAGGCTTAGCTGTGATGACTTCAACGGGCGCAAACGAAACACGAATTCAGCCAAATGCTACTTGCCCTGTAACCAATAAGGCTTAACTTATGAAAAAAGCAACATTAATTACAGCAGCGTTGCTTTTCTCAACTCCTTTTGTTTTTGCTGATTCTCTGCAATCACAAATTGCAGCTGTTAACCAGGCTCAAGTACAGCAGCAACAGAAAGAAAAGGAACAGCAGGAAGCGGCGTATCACCAAGCTATCAGGGAAAGCAACGCCAGAGCCCAAAGAGTTGCTGAAGAAAGAGCCCGAAACGCTGCGATAAGCCAGAAAAAGGCTGAATCTATAGCTAGCGAGAAAAAAGCAGAGCAGTCTTATCAGGAAAAATTAAGGGAAATGGATTTGGCAGAGCGCCAGCTTAAGCTTGAGGAAGAGCAAGCGAAGGCTGCAAGATATAATGA